CCTTTACTCAAGGCTTTTTTGTGGCTGATGTCTTTGCCCTCACGCTTGTCAGCTTTGCCGTTGTTATTTCTATCTACCCCCTCGCGGTCCATCTTACGCCGCGCACGTTGGCGCTCCATACGCGCCTCAAACGGCTTACTGCCAACAGGTTTATTAGTCTGCTTCTTGCGGTCTTTAGGGTTTTTGTACGGCATTACGAGTTCGCTCCGTTGTGTATGCACTCCGCCACAGGACAGTGCCTTTTACATAACCCGTTAGGACGGGCGTTCCACGTGTCTGCTTCTGCTGCGGCTTTCATAGCGTTGAACTTCTTAATCCACTTCTCCCACAAGTCTGCTTTATCATGCACCTCGTAGGTGTGTTTCACTAAGTCATTTACTAGCACAAAAACCAACCCTGCGCGTACTGTTTTTATTTCTGGGAAGTGTGCAAATACGGATAGGGCCATCAACTCTAGCTGTCCCTTGTCCGCGTACCGTGACGAGTTAGATGTTTTGTAGTCAATAACCCACGCGACTTCGCCTATCACATCAATTATAAGCAGATCAGCTATGCCACGGAACCACGCTTCTTTGTCGTAGAACCCACAGGCTTTCAGATCTTCAGTGACGCCCATCTTGCGTTCACAAAACTTTACGCCTCGTTTATCTGCTAGTCTGTCTAAAAAATTTTGGGCAAACTCAAACTCCATTGGCAGAGGCTCTCCAGTTTTTATGTAGTCTTCTGCCGCCTTGTGAAACGCGTTACCGTATTTGGTAGCCGCCGTAGGTATGAATGGATAGTCTTTTGCTATCTTCTCATGGTAAAACTGTTTGGGACACTGCTCGAAAGATTTAATCTTACTGAATGACCAAGGTGCAATGTTATTCGCAATCGCCATATGATTTGCCTGTTCCGCTCTCGCAATTAATGGGCAGACCGTCTGCCCAATCAGGCACCATCCGCATACACTTTTCTATGTAGGCTTGTGCTTCTGGTACCTCTTCGTCTTTTACACAGCTAACAATGCTGTCATGTACTGTTAGCACAACTTTGTATCTCTTGGCAATAAGTAGCATTTGAAACGCTATGATACAACGTGCAACAGCCTGACACACATTCTCCACGACTTTCCCACCGTATATTTTGTTCGGTCCACGGCGTGTTTTGTAGTAGTATTGGGGACGCCCCTCTTCCAACTGCGCGAATAGATCATGGTAGTACATCGGTAACCCAGAGGGCAGTATGATCGCGGTTTTATCCACAGACACATCCAGCACACCTTTGCGTCCTAGTTGTGTAGCTGACCCGTTACACAGATTCTCCAACATCGTCTGTGCGTTGCGCCACAGTGAACTTATCGCGCCATTTGTAGATCGGTATATGTCTATTACGTTACGTGCCTCGTCCAACTCCATGTCGAAACCGAAGTTAGATAACTGCGCTTGGAACTTAACTGCCCCCATACCATACCCTGCGCCAAGGATTGTAGTCTTACCGACGAACCTCTGGTCTTTGCTAACCGCATCGGGTGGCACATTATATATTTTGGACGCCATATGTTTATAAACGTCCTCGCCTTTCTCGAACTGATCCACCAGATCATCTTGTTCTGCTAACCACGCAAGCACACGTGCTTCAATCTGTGCGCTATCTGCATCAATAAGAGTGTGTCCCTGTGGCGCAACGATACTCTGCTTTAGTCTTTTGCCATTTGGTCCACGGCTTGGCAGGTTTTGCAGGTTGATCTTGTCATCACCACCCCACCGACCAGTATGCGCTGCATAATACCTTACAGGTACGGGCAGTAGTCCACGACGGCTGATGTCTATGAAACGCTGTGTGCGTGTCTCTTCAAGCGTAGACTTTGTGCCTAACCTAGCAGCTACAAGGGATTGCACTCGGTCATCTGGATGTTCTTGTAACGCTTTGAACCCTTCGTCAGACTTGGCAAAGGCAAATGTTTTCTTGCCTGTGGTCAAACTAATCTTCGTCGGTGGTTTTACACCTAACCCCTCAAGCACAACGGCGAACTTAGGGTTGGACATCAACTCTTCTTTTTCAATCTGAGCGTCTGCCAACAGCTTGTCTTTTCGTTCTTTGATTTCTGCAAGGTGCAACTCAAGAAGACCCGCATCCAAATCCACAACAGGTTCAATAAACATACGCAAAGTTAAATCAATTAACTTCAACTCTTGGCGTGGGAACTTACGCATCATACGTGAGAACAACTCAAAAGTTATATCTACATCTGTAACGCAGTAATCCCCATAACGACTTAACTCTTCTTTTGTAAAGTCAGCCCTGCGTTTACCAAGTGCGCGAACTACCTCGTCACCCTTGTCTTGTAGCCCATAAGTTTTTGCCAGATTAGCGAGTGACACGCTGCTCTCCACACCGTGCAACGCCCGTGCCATACATAACGTGTCAGCGTATGCTCTTGGTTTTATGCCGAAGATCCAATGAAGTATCGCACCATCAAACATAGTGTTGTGGGCCAGCAGCATAGTGTTGTCCCAGTCATAACGTGTCAGGTACTCGGCTATTGCGTCATGGCTACCGGAAACCCAGTGCGTGTCATCAGCACCTTCTTTTATCGCAACACCAATTACCTCAAAGTCTCGGTGTCGCACATAGTTTTCCGTGGTAAGTTTAGACAGGGAATAATCCCTGTCATAAAATGTTTCAAAGTCGAGTGTGATCAGGTCCATTTAATCGCTACCCGCAATCTCACCGCCAATCGCAGCATACCCGCAAATGTCAACATAGGTGTCCACATCTTTAGGACCGTCACCGTGTAGGCGAGATATTTTTAGAAGGACCATCATAGCCGCTACATCACGCGATGTGATAAACGCGTTAAGGCCAAGGTGGGCGTTCCAATACCCTGCAATGCGATCAAAGTTTTCCGCCGCATCGCCGTACTCTTCGTGGCGATCACCGTCGATCTTACTAAGCGCATCCTCTAATATGTTAGCACGTGTACATAACGGTGGTAGAGCAGGGGGTTCTTCGGGTATTGTTTCACGTGAAACAACGTCCTTTTCTAACACTTCCTTCGGTGTGCCGATCTTACTCATTAGCTTCCAAACGTAGGCATAGGACGCTTTGGTAGCAGTCGCTATCTCACGGTTTGACGCTTCTGGGTGCTTCAATTTGTACGCCCAGATCTTCTCTTCTTTATTCTTCTTACGAGCCATGTTGCTCTCCTATAATTTGTATTCGGGCATATGCCCGATTGGGTTTTTGGGAACTGGTATCGCAGAGTGACCAAAACGGAGGAAAGGCCACCCTGCGAACCAGTGTAAGATCAGTGTATAACAGGAACTCCTTAATCGTGAATAAGGAGCCAAAGAAAGGAGATACACCTCTTACTGCCGTGGATATTTCATGTCAGGGGACTCTCACGGCTTGTCCCCTGCCACCTAGTGCAAAACTACAAAAAAACTAAGCGGCTATCTCTTCATCATCACGCAACGTGCGAACAATGTCTTCTATTGGTGTCAGATCGACGCCAATGTTTTCTGCGCAACCTCTGAACCTATTAAGCCATGCAGCGAGTGAAACCCCCGCCTGCTTGCGCAACTCAGCCTGTGACACTTCGCTATCAGGATCAAAGGTGACATAGCCACCGCCCTGCCGCCGTGTCGGCATGGGTGAAATCATCGCAGGGTATTCGGTGACTTTTATCTCACGCGATTTACTGTGCACAATTTCTTCTTTGACTACGATACGTAGCCCTGACACGAACTGACGTGCTAACTGTAGTTTCGCCTGCCATAGCAGGTGCTCGTCCTGTCCATGAAACGCCTTATACGCAACGTGATCTGGCTTGTCTTGTAGCCAAGTCACAAACTCTTCTGCGACAAAACTATTCCTTCCACTGTCGTTTAGATAATCGTCGATTATCTTTTGTTTGGTCTTCTTGTTAAACCTACTCATATCGTTCTCCTAAATTATAAGCATCCCTTATTCTCTTATGTTGCCACACCTCAATACACCAAGCCTAGCCGTGACCGCCGTAACTCTCCACGCCCAAACTCACCCTACTCAATCGAACCTAACCGCGACCGCCTGACCACATCCGACCCGACCAAACCGAAACGAACCACGACCGCCTGACCGCAACCCAACTGACCGCTACGTGCCTCTCCACACCGCGCCTCACCATGACCGCCTTGCCCAAACTCGCCGAACCCGACCAAACCGGACCGTGCCCCGACCGCCCTGCCGAACCGAACCGTACCCAACCGCAACATACCTGACCTCACCGCACCTCAACCGCCTTGCCGGACCGCGCCTTGCGATGCCCAACCTAAACCGCCTTGCCGAACCTCGTCCAAACATAACTGACCTAGACCGCCTAATCCAACCCGACCATGACGTACCCAACCGCAACATACCTCTACCGCCTCGCCTCGCCGGATCTTTCCTGATCCAACCATACCTGAACCGCCTTACCCAACCCAACACTGCCGCACCGAACCGCACCGCGCCTTACCGCACCCAACCCAGACCGCCCAGCCCCGCCTGACCGCAACGCACCGGAACTTACCAAAACCAACCCGAACTGAACCGCCTCGCCTCGCCTAACCTTACAATGCCCCACCTTAACATAGCACAACTTACCCCAACCGTGTAACCGTAACCGTGGATTGGGGCGGCGTACCGCCCCGTTTCCATTAAGCTGCTCTGCGAAGCCGCTCTTCTTGTAGAGAACGCATTAACTCTGCTGTTTCACTGTCAGCGCATTCGGGGTGTTCAATGGCTAACTCTTGAACTTCTCTGCCCTGCTGCGTTACATGATCCCAGAACTCTTGTTCTTCTGGCAGCATATTCTCTGAACTTGCAACGGTCCACGTGCCGAAAGACCCACGCCCTTTTTCTTGGCGATAGTCTCCAATACCGACAATATACCCTGCGTTTGCTAACAACGACACGATGTTGTCTCTGCTAAGTGTAGGTGTAACGTATTTGATGGTTACCTCTGCACACCATTCTGGCAGGAACGCCCGAGTACGAACGTCTGGTGTCCTATTCATATCAGCGGACCGTACAATATCCATCTTCAATGTAGGCTTGCCCCAGACTTGCATCTTGCTCTCAGGCAAGAAGATCAGGCGTTGTACAGAGGTTTTCTTGATCCCTTCTGTCTCCAATGCAGCGGTAGCCATAGCACCCTTGACCCCCGCAGCGGGGAAATACAGAGCGGTTTCTCCCTCTGATTTAACGTACATGGATTCTCTGTACTCCAACTCAGGATTGTGTTTGATAGTCAGTTTCTCCGCCGCAGTCTTTTTACGTGAACCAAATAACAAGTCACGTGTAGCCTTGGACCCCATGCTGTTGAAGTACAGGGGTGTCTGCCCAAGTAGGCGCA